AAAGGCAAAGACCTCGACCACCTCGCCGCGCTGTTTGAAATCGAACGCCTCACCATCACGCCGGCCGACCCCGCGAACGATATCGACGCGGTTTTCGAAGAAGACACCGACTTGCGTGCGCGCACGCAGCTCGCACCGCAAGGCTTTTCAGTGGCCGGCCCCGAGGGGGCGTACATCTCGCATGCACGCAACGCTGACGGCCTCGTGCTCGACGCCTCGGCCGTAAGCCCTGCGCCGTGCGAAGTCGTCGTTACGATCCTTTCGCGCGCCGGCGACGGCACCGCCGACAAGGCGGTCGTCGACAAGGTGCAAGACGCACTCGCGGCCGACAACGTGCGCCCGCTCACAGACCTCGTGACCGTGCAGAGCGCGACGATCAAACGCTATGCCGTGCGCGCGACCCTCGTTTTCTTCGCCGGCCCTGATCGCTCTGTCGCACTGGCCGAGGCAAACAGGCAAGTCAAGAAATACACCGACGACATGCACAAGCTCGGCATGGCGATCACGCTCGACGGCGTGTTTGCTGCTGCGCGTGCCCCCGGCGTGCAAAAGGTGTATCTCGACGAGCCGGCCGCCGACATTCCGGCGACGAAATCCGAAGCGCCGTATTGCACGGCGATCGAGCTGATCGACGGGGGCATTTACAACAATGAGTGATCTGCTCGCCCCTAACTCGTCGACTGCCGAGCGCAACCTTGCGCGCGTCGGCGCACGCATTAGCGATATCCCGTCGCCGCTCAACGTGCTCATGAATCCCGATGCGATCCCGCTGCCGCTGCTGCCGTGGCTCGCGTGGCACCTCGGCGTCGACGCATGGAAAGACTATTGGCCGGAACAGACCAAGCGCGCCCGCGTCAAGGCCGCGATTCCGATCGCACGCAAGAACGGCACGGCCGCTGCGGTGCGCGAAGTCGTCGCCGCTTTCGGCGCAAACATCGCCCTGCGCGAATGGTTCGAGCAAACGCCTCGCGGCGTGCCTGGAACGTTCGACGTAGTGCTCACGGTTAGCGGGCGCAACGGCGAAGCCCCTACGGCCGCGCTCGTCGCCGACATCATCGCGGAAATCGACCGCACCAAGCCCGTGCGCGCGCATTACACCTTTACGCAAGGCTTTTCCATGCAGGGCACGCAGCGCGTCGCGGCGGCCGTTCGACCCGCGCTGTATCGCCGTCTTTCTTTCACGGATATCTGACCTATGGCCGGCAACCTCATCACCATCACCGACGCGGGGCGCGCTGCGCTCGTCGCGACCGGAAACACGGGCACGAACGCGCATCAAGTCGTAAAGATCGGCCTTGCCTCGGCCCCTTTCGTCGCTGACAAGTCGCTTAAAGCGATGCCGAACGAGCGCAAGCGCATCACGACATTCGCCGGCAAGAACATCGCGGCCGATACCGTGCATGTGACGCTGAAAGACGACACCGACGATCAATTCACGCTGTACGGGTTTGGCCTGTACCTCGAAAACGATGTGCTGCTCGGCGTCTATAGCCAGGCCGCCCCGATCATGGAGAAATCGCCGGCCGCAATGCTGCTGCTGTCGGCCGACATTCAATTCGCGACGATCGACGCGGCGGCCCTGACGTTCGGCGAGGCGACCTTTCTGAACCCGCCGGCGACGACCGAAGTGCAAGGCGTGATCGAGCTGGCGACGCAAGAGGAAGTCAACGCCGGCACCGACACCGTGCGCGCGCTCACACCCAAGACGGCCGCGAGCCGATACGCGGCACTCACGGGCGCGGGCTTCACCGGCCCCGTGCGCGCCCCTTCCCTCACGGTCGACGCCGATGCCGTGATCGGTTCGGCGACGCTCAGAAAGACGCGCCAGGCGGTTATGTCGACCGAGAATTTCGACGGCCTCACGATCGAAGCGATGGACCTCGGCAACACGACGAAAAAGCCGATCGCACTCGCGCCGTATGGCGGCAAGGTACTCGTCGGCTCGACCGTCGACGATGGCATCGGCCTCGTGCAAGTCACCGGCCTTATCACTGCTCAGACACCGGCGGCCGGCGACGCATCGAAGCGCCTCGCGACGACTGAATGGGTAGTCGCGGCGATCGCATCCGACGCGATCGGCCGCATCGTATTCGAGCCGCGCACGAGCGTTCGCGCCGGCTATCTCAAACTGAACGGCGCTGTACTGAAACGAACCGACTACCCGGCCCTATGGGCCTATGCGCAATCGGTCGGCGCGATCGTTGCCGAGGCGTCATGGGCCTCGAATAACTGGGGCTGTTTCTCGTCGGGCGACGGTGCAACGACCTTTCGCTTGCCCGAGCTGCGCGGCGAATTCATTCGGTGTTGGGACGATGCACGCGGCGCTGATGCCGGCCGCGCAATCGGCACCTATCAGGGTTCTCAAAACGTATCGCACGCGCACGGCGCGAGCGCCGCGGCGGTCGGCGATCACGCTCATAGCGCATGGACGGATTCCCAAGGCTGGCACGGGCACCACGGCGGCACAACTGCGTCCGGCGATCACCAACACAGTTTTAGTTATCCCGTTCCGCAAAGCGTCGCCGATAACGATCGCGGAAGCCTGAACAGTGGTTTTTCCGTAGATACCCCTGTCGTGCCTGTCACCGGATGGGGAGGCAATCACGCACACACGTTCGACACGGACGGCGCGGGCACTCACGGGCACAACGTCGGCATCGGCGGAGCCGGCGCGCATTCGCACGCGATCGCCGTCAACGCTGACGGCGGCAACGAAGCGCGCCCCCGGAACATCGCAATGCTCGCAATGATTCGCGCTTACTAAAGGATCTCAAATCATGCTGATTCATCAATACGACGCCGAAACCGGCCAGTACATTTCTAGCCGCCTGGCTGACCCTGACCCGCTCAACGTCGACCGCTGGCTCGTGCCCGCATTCAGCACGGTCGACGAGCTGCCCGCGCGCACGCCTCTTTCGTGGCCGTTTTACCTCGATGGCGCATGGAAGCTGCTGCCCGACTATCGCGGCCGGATTCTGTACCGCCAGGAAACCGGCGCGCCGGCCGAAATCCTCGTCGCGGGCACGACGCCGGCCGAGCATGGCTTGACCGAAACGGCGCGGCCCTCGGATGACTACACGTTTCGCGACGGCGCATGGGTGATCGATCCCGCTATCGTCGCGCAACGCGTTCGCGCTGCCGCGATGGCCGAGTTTGACGTGCGCATGGCACACGCCCGAGCGATGAACGCGGGCAGGGCCGACGCGTACTCGGCCGGCTTGCTCTCGCGTGAGGAGGCGTATTACTTCCGCGCATGGTCGACGTATCAGCTCGACCTCGTGCGGGCGATCCAGCGCGAAGGGTTCCCCGACGCCGTGAGCTGGCCCGACGAGCCGGCATCGTTCGAAGTCGCGAGCGCACCGGCAATGGCCGAGTTTGATGCCCGCATGGCGAAGGCCGCGACCTTTACCGATGGCAAGGCCGAGGCATACGCGGCCCACACGTTAGCGGCCGAGGCTTATTACAACTATCAGGCGTGGAGCGCCTACGCCGAGCAATGCAAGCGCGTGCTCGACCGCGAAACCTTCCCGAATGCTGTCGTATGGCCCGACGAGCCGCCGGCCTATACACCGCCGGCCTCACCGATCCCGATCGAGCCGAGCGAACCGCAAACCGAACCCGCGCCGGAAACCCCGGCCGACCCCGCGTAACGCCGAAAGCGTCGCGAGCTGCAACCCGCCCTTTCACTGCCCTTTTAAACAGGAATTCACAATGGCAACTGACTATCACCACGGCGTGCGCGTTATCGAAATCAACGAAGGCACGCGACCGATTCGCACCGTATCAACGGCCGTTGTTGGCTTCGTCGCGACCGGCCTCGATGCAGACAAAGATATGTTCCCGCTCGATACGCCCGTGCTGCTGACGAACATTCAAGCGGCGATCGGCAAGGCCGGCGACAAGGGCACGCTCTCGCGCACGCTCGAAGCAATCGCGAATCAGGCGAAGCCGGTCACTGTCGTCGTGCGTGTCGCCGATGGCCTCGACGACGCAGCAACGACGAGTAACGTTATCGGCAAAACGGAAGTCGGCGGCGGATACACCGGCATGCAAGCCCTACTCGCCGCGCAATCGCGACTCGGCATCAAACCGCGCATTCTCGGCGCTCCCGGCCTCGATACGCAACCTGTCGCGACGGCGCTCGGCGTGCTCGCACAAAAGCTGCGCGGCTTTGGCTATGTGTCGGCGAATGGCTGTGAAACGAAGGAAGCGGCGACCGCCTACCGCAAGCAATTCAGCCAGCGCGAGCTGATGGTGATGTGGCCGGATTTCCTCGGATGGGATACGACCGCGAACGCCTCGACCACGATCGACGGCACGGCGATCGCGCTCGGCCTGCGCGCCAAGATCGACGAACAAACCGGCTGGCACAAGACGCTATCGAATGTCGGAATCAACGGCGTCACTGGCATTAGCCGCGATGTGTTCTGGGACTTGCAAGACCCCGCGACCGACGCCGGCTATCTGAACGAGGCAGACGTAACGACGCTCATTAACTCGACCGGCTATCGCTTCTGGGGTTCGCGTACCTGTTCGGATGATCCGTTGTTCGCGTTCGAGAACTACACGCGCACCGCGCAAGTGCTGGCCGACACGATGGCCGAGGCTCACATGCAGTTTGTCGACGTGCCGATGCACCCCTCGCTCGTGCGCGACATCATCGAAAGCATCAATGCGAAATTCCGCGAGCTGGTTTCAAACGGCTATCTGCTCGGCGGCTCGGCTTGGTTCGACGATAGCGTGAACGACAAGGACACGCTCAAGGCCGGCAAGCTCGCGATTGATTACGACTACACGCCTGTTCCGCCGATCGAAAACCTGATGCTGCGCCAACGCATCACCGATCGCTATCTCATGGACTTCGCCGCGCGCGTCACGGCCTAACTAGGAGCATTAAAAGTGGCATTGCCGAAGAAACTAAAGAATTTCAACCTGTTCCAGAACGGCGAGAACTTCGCCGGCCAGGTGGCCGAAGTGACGCCCCCGAAACTGACGCGAAAGATGGAAGCCTATCGCGGCGGCGGCATGAATGGCCCGATCGATATCGATCAAGGGCAAGAGGGTATCGTGCTCGAATGGACGGCCGGCGGTTTCATGCGATCGGTTTGTGCGCAATACGGCATCACGAAGCATGACGGCGTGCAATTGCGTTTCGCCGGCGCATACCGCGCCGAGGACACGACCAAGCACGACGCGATCGAAATCGTCGTGCGCGGCCGTCACAAGGAAATTGATTTCGGAAACGCGAAACCGGGCGACGATACCTCGTTCAAGGTTTCGACGACTTGCAGCTATTACAAGCTGACCGTCAACGGCGAAACGGTTGTCGAAATCGACCTTATCAACATGGTCGAAAACGTCAACGGCGACGACCTGCTCACCGATCTGCGCAACGCGATCGGCCTGTAACGATCACAGCATGTCCCCTTCCCCGCCTGGTCACGCACCGGGCGGGCATCAACCGACCAACCTGAACAGAGAAAGAAATGACCGAACAAGCCAGGCAAAACACCGTAACACTCGACGAGCCGATCACGCGCGGCGATCAAACCATCACCGAAATCACGTTGCGCAAGCCGGCATCCGGCGAGCTGCGCGGCACCTCGCTCAATGCGCTCGTGAATCTGGACGTGGACGCGCTAAACAAGGTGTTGCCGCGCATTTCGTCGCCGACGCTCACCGAGTTTGATGTGCTCCAGCTCGACCCCGCCGACCTCGTGCAACTGGGGGTAGTGTTTGCCGGTTTTTTGCTGCCGAGGCGTGCTCAGTAGAGCACGGCATACCTGATCGGGTAGAAGAAGCGATGGCCGATATCGCGACGGTGTTTCACTGGACCCCGCGCGATATGTGCGACTTCACCCTCGTTGAACTGGCTGAGTGGCGCGAGCGGGCGCGCATGCGAAGCGGAACGGAATAGAACACGATGGCAAACGGTAACGACCTCAAATTGCGCGTGCTGTTCGACATGATCGACGGCGCAACGAAACCCCTGCGCAACATCATGAACGGTAACAAAGGCCTTACGAAGTCGCTGAAACAGTCTCGCGAAGAACTCGGCCGGCTACAGAAGGCGCAAAAGGACGTTGCCACGTTCCGCGAAATGCGCACAGGCCTCGCCGGCACCGCGCGCGAGCTGGGCACCGCGCAGACCCGCGTTAAGGAGCTGGCCGCCGGCCTGCGCGCGTTCGGCCCGCCGAGCCGGCAAATGATCGCCGACTTTGAGAAATCGAAACGCTCTGTCGTGCAGCTCACGGCCGCACACGGCCAACAGGCGGCAAAAGTCGACGAGCTGCGCACGCGCCTCGGCGTCGCCGGTATCAGCACGCGCAACCTGTCGCAACACGAGCGCGAGCTGCGCTCGAGCATCGCCGCGACGACCGGCGCGATCGGCGGTCAAATGACGAAGCTCGAACAGCTCACGCAGCGCGAGAAGGCTGTCGCCGCTGCACGCGCGAAAATGGGCAGGCTGCAAGGCACCGCGGCGAATATCGCCATTGCCGGCTATGCCGCAAAGGCAACCGGCTCGCACATCATGGGCGACCTGTCCGAAACGCTCGAACAATCGAAGGCATTCGAAAGCGAAGCCGTGCGCATCAAGGCGCTCGGCCTCGGCGATCACGCGACCGCAGACGCCGTGAAGTATGCAAAGGCCATGAAACAGATGGGCACGAGCACAACGGACAATCTGACGCTCATGCGCGACTCGCTCACCATCTTTGCCGACGAGCATCATGCTCAGATGGTGATGCCGACGCTCGCGAAAATGAAATTCACGAACGAGGCACTGTTCGGCGCGGAGGACGGGCACGCGAACGAAGAAAAGTTTATGAACATGCTGAAAGTGATCGAGCTGCGCGGCGGCACGAAAGACGAAGCAACGTTCAAAGACGAAGCGAACATGGTTCAAAAGGTGATTACCGCGACCGGCGGCCGTGTCGGCGGCGATCAATGGATGCAGTTCATTCAGACGGGCGGCGTCGCGGCAAAGCAGATGCGCAAAGACGCGTTTTTCTATCAGATGGAGCCGCTTATTCAGGAAATGGGCGGGCACGCGGTCGGCACGGGCCTCATGTCGGCCTATAACAACGTCTACCAGGGCAAGACGACCGTAAAGGCCGCGCGCCAACTCGTCGACCTCGGCCTAATCTCGAAAG